AGGTGCGACAGTTTCAAAAGCCATATGATAATCAACAAGCTGAGCAAATTTCTCTAATGGTGTAAGCCAATCTAACGCCTTTCTAGGACGAGTATTCAGTGACATGGCAACTTGATTTAAATAATGCTGATCTGCCTGATTTAAATCAATCCCTTTAGGTAAATATTGCCTAATTAAACCATTCATATTTTCGCATGTGCCTTTTTGCCAGGGTGAATGTGGGTCACAGAAATATACATCTATGCCTAAATCTTCTTCGAGTATTTTATGTTCTGACATCTCACGTCCACGGTCATAGGTCAACGTTTTACGCAGTTCTGCAGGTAAATATTTCAGAGCTTCAGTTAAAGCCTTGCGCACTGATTCTGCCTTTGCATCAGGTAATGTTGCCAAGATACAGAGCCGTGTATTTCGTTCAATAAGTGTTGCTATCGAACTTTTATTGTCTTTACCTTTAATTAAATCAGCTTCCCAATGACCCGGTATTTTTCTTTCTTGAACTTCGGCTGGGCGCTCATGAATAGTTTTAATATCCTGTAATATAGAATCTTTTTTAGGTTCACCGTTAGCTTTTCGCTTTTTATTTTCATGACGTAGACAGGATAATAAGTCTTTTTTCAACTCACCCTTGGGTAATGCTCGTATCGTTGAATAAATCGTTGTCTGGCTTACATTCATTGTTTGATCCAAATCAGGAAATGTCTTTAAACGCTTTGCTATTTGCTGAGGAGACCATAAACAACGGATCGCTTCAACAATAAATTTCCAGAGGATTGAATCGATTTTGAGTTTTCTGTGACCACGTCTACGTCTAGCAAAAGTGTTATCAGAAGCATATTGAGCTTGATAAACGTCATTGATGCTATTTCTTTTAAGCTCACGATAGATCGTACTAGGATGTCTTTTAATAAGTTCAGCAAATTTTCTGGCTGAAAAGCCTTCTTTTCTTGACTCAAGCATTAATGCAGTACGATCTTCAAAGTTAAGATGATGGTATGACAATTTTATATACTCCATAAACCCTTTAAATTAATTAGGTGGTTTATGTCGCACTTCAAGTTTTACTCTGCCCATCATATAGTAAGTTTAATATACGATAAATTTCATGTTTTTTCAAATCCTAATTAAAAGCCCACGATTAAGTGAGCTTTTAAAACAAATTGGTGCAACGCTTATAACTTTGTCCACTATATCAAAAATATGCCATAAAGCGTCTAGACAGTCAACAAGTCTAAATTATGCTTTTCTACTAATTGAGAAGCTTTTAAACGTTCAACGATTTTAATCATTAGATCATTGGCAGTTATAACGTCGATTCCTTCAAATGCTTTTAGTGTTAATTGCAATTTATTATTAATTACATTTGTAATTATTGATATTTTACCAAAATAATCAGGGTAGTATTTCAAAGTTTCATTAACTTTCTCCCGACTAACGCCTTCATATAGTTTTACAGTGTATGTTTTCATTTGAACCTCCATTTTGTCTTAATCTTTTATCATGACCTAATAAATAAAATCTAGCGCAACTCACCATAATTGCGACCTGAGCTTTAGATTGGTTTGTTTCTTGAGCAACCTTCAACAATCCTTTATTTTCAACCTTATTTTTAATTAAACAAATTAATGCAAACTTAGTTGTAAAATCTGTTTTATCAGAATTTAATAGACTTCGTAAAAGTGCTTGAATTTGATCCGCCTCATAATCACTGATCTCACATCGAATATAAGATTTACTTTTTTGTACTTCTTTGCCAGCTTCACGCATCAACCAGTAAATTTGATTGATATGAAGCCCATCTGGCAAATCACCCCCTTTCATTCTAACTGTTTCACACCATGCGCCAAACTGCTCTAACCAACCGTCAATAGTATATTTAGACCAATCCATTTGTTGTGTTTTTAAAACTGCACTCATTTTTCACCTACCAATTGCTCAATTTGTTTAATCGCCACGCCTGCTTTCACTTGCTCTGTGCTGAACCGTAAAACTGTAAAACCCATCATTGCTGCGGAGTTGTATTTCTCCATATCCCCTATATAGCCTTTGCCCCTTGTATGACGGCCTCCACTCCAGATACCCCCTTCAACCTCAACTAAAATCTTTGTACCCGTAATCAGAAAATCAGCTCTCCATTTGCGTTCAGGATGGAACTTATATTCCTGTTCAAAACCAATCTTGCATGCTCTTAAATGCGTTGCCAGAACCACTTCACCCACACTTGGTTGTCTGGCAACTTGCTTTGCTGAACGGCGCTTTTTATTTTTCTTTATGGGAAATAACTTGCGGTATTCAGCAATGCTGACTGATGACATCAAGCACCACCTTTGAGCACTTGCTCTATAGCTTTAAGGGTTCGAATCATTGCCATTTGTAGAAATTCATGATTGCCGCGCATGTCTTCTTCAACATACTGCAAAGCATATTGAGTCTCTTTTAATGCCCCATCTAAACGCTTTTGCAGCTCCTCCACTTTCGCTTGTTGTTCTTTTTGAATCTCCCAAGCCCACTTTCCAGATTTACCCTCAAACTCACTCATGGCTGGCTCCTTTTTCTGCATCACACATTTCACATTTATCTATATGCCCCCACCCATCATCTCGAATGAAGCCAAACCCCTTACAAGCCTTACATTTGACTTTCTTTTTCTCACCCACCAAGAAATATCGATCTTTCTGGTTGTAGGTAATATCAATAGAACCTGAGTAATAGCGCCTTAACGCCCCATCAATATGAAATTCGTGTGGACCTACACAAAACATCCACCCCGAATCCCCGCCGCACTTTGTAAACCATGTGAAATATGCTTCTCTCCATTTCACATAACGGCCAGACAGATGAGGAGTCAACAATTCAATTAAACGTGCTCTAAGCATCTCCATGCTTGCTGACATATCTCCATAGTGATATTCAAGATCGTAGCTATACTCGCCTGTGTTATATCTAGTTGGCATGAGATTCACCGCCTCCGTATATTGATTCGTGGTCGCGGATAGCAGTCATCACACGCTTAATTGAAATGGAACCATCTGGAATGAAGTCGCAAAAATCATCAAGAAAGCTCAATCTCCCATTTCCCACCATGCGAACATGCGTGTAACCAACATGCTTATCTGTCGTAATGAATGCAGGCGTTAGCTTCTCAACTCCACCTAAATCGTTGATGATTTTCAAAGACTCCACCAGACGTTTAAGCTCAACCAAATCTACAAAATACTTCTCACGATCTGCTGGGCTGATTTCTACACTTTGACCACATTGGAACTCATAACCCTCGTTCCATTCAGTTGCGTTATCGGGTGCTGAATCTACGATTTCCTTCGCGTATTGCAGTCCTTTATCTCTAATCAATTTAGTTGCTTTCATGGCTGGCTCCTTTCTCATCAAGCTCTTTACGCGCCAACCACCACCAAACCACCGCACCGCTAATAGCTGCTGTAAAAAATGAAATGAGTAAACCCCACGCTAAAATCTCGAATTTATTCATACATTCGCTCCATCAATTAACTGCTGAATATTTCTAGGGATTGGCATACCTTCACGGCGGCACATCTCTGCGTATTCGTGTGGATTATCGAAAGGATCAGGGCCCAACTCTTTTATAAGCTCAGGCTCTTTTTCTTTTGCCTCAAGTTTTTGAACTGGTGCAGGTTTACGACCATTGATTTTTAATCTTTCCATCAATGATTTGAGATGCTTTTGAGCCTCGTCATTGCTTACTGGGGTGTGTTCAGGTTCTTTATGCTCTAGTTGTAGCGGTGGAGTGTAAAACTCTTGCTGACGGCCTTTTAACTGAGCTTTAGCAACCATCACGTTGTAGGTCCCGAAGAAATTATCTTGAGCTGCTCGCATTTGGCCGGCTTCGATCAAATACATCACTTCGTCTAATGCATATTTTGTAATTTGTGTAATAACCACGGTACGGTCAGTCGTAAACTTACATGCGCGAGACCAAGCTTCTTCTGGAGACATCCAACTTTCACCGATACACCAGGTGCGAAACTCGGCAAATGACGGCATAAAGCGTCCACCTGCTGTAAGTAAACGACCAAGTGCGTTGTTAAATTGGTTTTGTTGAACGCCAACCAGTGTTTTAAGTGCGATTTGCTCAACCACTGACAGAGGAATTGCACTTTCGCCTGTTGCTGGAAATTGCTTATTGAACTGAGCAGCGTAAACAGTGCGAAGAGAAGCGATTAATTGACGCACTTCGTTCAAGGTAATCTCATGCATGACCTACCTCCTCAATCATTGGAAGCTTTTTTGCTGGGGTTACATCCACGATTTGAGATTCGCTCTGTTCTTCAAAAAGATTAGCGAAGTAACCCGACTCTTCTGGTTTTTGACCGGTTGAAGTGATTTGCTCTTGTTTCTTGCGGTTTGCA